ATCTGGACAACCATAAGTGTTATACAAGGGGTTAGTAATGGATGAGTCCGCAAAGCAAGTTGTTGATGTAATGAGCGTAGGTACTATGTTAGGCACTATCAGTGCAATCCTGCCGCCTATATCTGCCATGTTTACTATTGTATGGGTAGGTATACGTATCTGGGAAACCGATACAGTCCAAGGCTTGTTTGAGAAGAAACGCAAGCGTGACGCTAAAGGTCGGTTTGTAAAGGAAGACTAAGGTATGTGGACTGCACTAATCGGACCTATCGCTGGACTCGCTAAGACTTGGATTAACAACAGGCACGAGCAGTCACAAGCCAAACACGTAGCTAAGATGGAAGTCATCAAGAACACAGCTACGTGGGAACAAGAGATGGCGGCGGCTAGTGCAACCTCGTGGAAAGACGAGTGGTTTACTGTGGTACTGTCGTTACCTCTGTTAGCCGTGTGTTACGGAGTTGCTATGGATGACTTGAGTATTATGCAGAGGGTGGGTATGGCTTTTGTTGAGCTAGACAAGCTACCTGATTACTACCAGTACTTGCTTTACGTAGCAGTCACGGCCAGCTTTGGCATACGTGGTGCTGACAAGCTGATGCAGATGAAGGGTAAGTAACGTATGGCTATACGGGACGAAATTAACGCTCTGTATCAAAAGTACTTAGGTAGGGACGGTTTACCTGAAGGTTTAGACTATTGGGCTGGAACTGTAGATCAAGGCGCTACGTTAGAAGACGTTGAGTACAACATAGCTAATTCTCCGGAAGCGGCTATAGTTAATGCGTATCAAGATAGCTTGGGCAGAACGCCAAGCATGGATGAGAGATTTTTTTGGGTACATCAAAGCGGATTAGACACTGCTTCTTCTGTTACTGCGATACAAAACTCCGAAGAAGCACAGCAGTACCAACAGCAACAACAAGCCGAAGAAAACAAAGAAAAAGAAATAGTAGACGTTGTTGCTGATACTGTGGCTGATGATACTACTGCTGATACTACTGCTGATACTACGTCTGATGATACTACTGCTGATGCTACGGCTGATGGTACTACTGCTGATACTACAGACGATCTCGATACTGGAGAGCGTCTTTACGATTACACAAACCAACGGGAAACAGGAAACGCCAGTAACCTATACTGGGGTAACTTTTCTAAGCAGTTAACAGAGTCACAACTGCGGTCAGAGTTTAATGCGTCTGATAACGGACAACTAAGAGCGGCGTTTGGCTCGTTTGACAACTATCTAGCTTACATGAACGAGCGTCAAGACTTAATTGACGCAGGACAGCTAAAGGCTGATTGGTGGGACACAGGCGTAGCTCTGATTGACCCAACAACACTTGGTCGTGAAGGTGGGATGGACGATAGGGCTTTAGAAAACGCTATTATCCAAGCAGGGGCCGCTGAAGGAGAAAAAGGTTACTCAGCGCAGGCTGGTCAGATGTACGCTCTGTACCAAAAGTACACAGGTAACTCTGGCCCTTGGTACAACAAAGACGGTGACAAGTTTGAGTGGAACGGCTCTAGTTTTGTAAAGACATCTAAGGTTGACGATCACAACTGGGGTCCAGCAATCAGAGGTCTTGCGCTGGCTGGAGTAACGATAGGAGCCGCTAACCAACTGGTAGGTTTAATTAACGGACTATCAGCTACACAGTCTCAAATAGCAATCAATGCGTTATCTTCCGCTGTGACTAGCGGTGGAGATCCTAAAGCTATCGTTGGGTCTGTTTTAGGCCAGCTAGGGGGAGACTTCTTAGCTAACAGCTTAGTAACGTACTCTGGTCCCGGATCACAACTGTTAACTGCTGGTGTGGCTAACGGCGTTGCTGACGCAATACAGCAAGGTATTACTAACGGTGATATAGATTTAAACTCTGTGATTGAATCAGGGTTGTTTGGCGCTGGAACAGAGGCCGCTGGTCAACTGATTGAGGCTATGATTTTAGGGCCAGAAGCGGGAGGAATTTTTGACTTAGACGGATTAATCCCAGAAGACTCAGAACTTTTTAAAACAATAAACGGTACGTTTAACGAAGCCGGTGTTTGGCAAGAAGGCGGCTTAATAAGTGGTGTCCGTGGCGCAGTTAATCAGTTTGTAGAGCAAAATATTACTGGTGGAGAGTGGTGGGAAAACGCTACAGAATCTTATGACGAAATAGACGTTTTAGATGTTATTGACGAAAATGGGATCAAAAAAAGAATCGTAGTGGCTACTTTGTACGACGGCACTATTAAAAAATTTGACAGTTGGAATGATTTTATTAATGCTGGTTTTCAAAATATGGCAGGAGGAGGATCTGTCATATGGGATTGGGTTTCTAACAACTTAGATAAAATACCTGATGAGTGGTACGAAACCCTCAATAACTGGATGAACAGCACAGCTTCGTCTTCTGGAGGTTCGTTTGAAACTGAGGGAGGAACTAATGTAACTGTAACTTCTTCTGGTGGAGGAGACGGAGGTGACGGAGGGGCCGGTGACGGCGCTGAAGACTTTAATTGTGCTAACGTAAACCGTCAGCAAGTCGCAGGAGCTACAAAAGAAGAAGACTGTGGTGGCTGTTTGGACGGGTATCAGTCCGATGAATTTGGAGTATGTGTTGCTGTTATAACAGAAGTATGTCCCGCCGGTCAAGCATGGAACGACGTAGCTGGTATGTGTGTTGATGAAATTTTTTACACTGTAGGCTCTCCTTGTAACATGGAAGACGGAACACAGGGCGTCTTTGATGCTAACGGGGACTGTATACTTAAAGGTACTGGTACCGGCGGCGGTGACGGGTCTGGTGGTGGAGACGGGTCTGGTGGAAACGCAGGTGATGCCTGTACAACTGAAGACACTAACGAAGCTGGAACTTTACAAGATGACGGCCAAGGAAATCTTACGTGTGTACCAACTACTACCGGCACGGGAACTGGCGATACAGGAGGTACAGGAGATACTCGTAAAGCGGGTGATGCCTGTAAAACAGACGATGGCAAGGACGGAACACTACAAGAAAATGAAGAAGGTATTTTAGTCTGTGTTGCGAAAACAACAACTACAGGTGACGGGGTTGGTGAGACAACAACTGTTAAACAAACTTGTTCAGATCCTAATAGAGCAACTAAAGAAGACGGGTCTTGTGCTGAGTTGTGTAAAGACGGCACTATCCCAGACCAACACGAAGAAGGCCTCTGCGGTAATCCTCTGATAACAACAACAGGTCCGGGAGGCGGAGACGATACTGAAGAGTGCGACAACAACGCCACTATCGAAAGCAACTGTAACGAATGTGCAGACGGTAGTTTACCATCAGAACACCAAAACAACGACTGTAATCAGCTGTTGATTACCACAGGCGGTGGTATCACTAACGTAACTGATGTTGATTGTACTTTAGTCGAGTGTCAGTCTCCTCGACCTGACGGAGAAGCTGGAGTAGCTTGGGATAAATGTTGTACAGATGTTACTACCTTTACTGGCGGTGGAGGAACTTCAGATGACTGTAAGTTAGTTGAGTGTGAATCTCCTAGGCCCGAAGGAGAACTTGGAGCTTTGTGGGACACTTGCTGTAAAGAAAAAACAGTAGTGCCTCCTACTACTACTGGAGGTGGTGGTGGAGACGACGGAGGTATGTTTGGAAGCTCTGGACTTGGTTCTTTTAGTCCCGCTGGACAGCCGGGAATGTTTGACCCAACAGTTACAGCGGCAGTATCACTAGAACAACCCTTGAGTTTTCCCATAAGAGACTTTTTGTTAGAAGCTCTGCCTAAAAATAAAAGAGGCATGATGACAGGATTTAAAGTATGACGTATTTAGACCTAGTAAACAACGTACTGAGGCGTCTCAGAGAAGACACAGTAACAACCGTTAGTGCTAACACGTACAGTGCTATGGTTGGTGACTTTATTAACGATGCAAAGCAAATTGTAGAGAACGCTTGGGATTGGTCTAATCTCAGGTCTACTCTTACGATTACCACGGCGGCTGACGACTACACGTACTCACTCACAGGTTACCAAGACCAAGGCAAAATTCTGAACATCATCAACGATACGTCTAATCTTGTGATGGAGTACAGACCGCAGACTTGGTTTGACGACAAGTTTTTTGTTAACACCCCTGCTTCTGGTAAGCCAGAGTACTACACGTTTAGTGGCATAGACGGCTCTGGTGACGCACAGATAGATGTGTATCCTAAGCCTGACGGTGTTTACTCACTTAAGGTCAAGAGCGTCATTCGGAACACAGCGTTGAGTTCTGACTCTGACACACTGGCTATTCCTAGTCAGCCTGTGATTCACATGGCGGTAGCTCTGTTGGCTCGTGAACGTGGGGAGACAGGCGGTACGTCAACACCAGAGTACTTTGCTATTGCTGACAAGTACCTGTCTGACGCTATTGCTCTGGACGCCCAGAAGCACCCCGAAGAAACTATTTGGTACACACCGTAGGGAGACGCTAGATGGCCCAGCCACTACAGAGTATTAACCTAGTTGCTCCTGCGTTCAAAGGGATCAACACAGAAGATTCTCCGCTTGCACAGGATACGTCTTTTGCGGAGATCGCAGATAACGCTATCATTGACAGACGAGGACGATTAGCTTCACGTAAGGGTAACGCTGTTGTAACTACAGACAAGACTGTACTAGGTACTGACTACCTCTCTAACATCCACGAGTTCTACGACAACGCTGGTAACGAGGTAATTTTTAGTACTGGTAACAACAAGATTATGACAGGCACAACGACACTGGTTGACGCTACGCCAGCATCGTACACAATTACAGCTAACGATTGGAAGATATTTAACTTTAACGATCACGCTTACTTTTTCCAACGTGGCTACGAGCCTCTTGTGTACAGCAACAGTTTAGGCGCAGTAACCAAGATGTCTAGTGTTGCTGGTGCATCTGTAACAGCCTCTCAGTACTCCAACGAAGCCATCGGTGCATACGGACGAGTGTGGTGTGTAGGTAACGCTACTGATGACAACACAATCTACTGGTCTGACCTTTTGATAGGACACGATTTCTCTGGTGGATCTAGCGGATCTATTGACGTATCTAAGGCGTGGCCTAACGGATTTGACAAGGTTGTAGCTATAGCGGCACACAACGGTTTACTCGTAGTCTTTGGTGAACACAACACGTTGGTCTATGGTGGTGCAGAGAGTCCTGCAACAATGGCTATACAAGACACTATTCCGGGTGTTGGCTGTGTAGACAGAAAGAGTGTACAGAACATAGGAACAGACTTGTTGTTCTTGACGCAGACAGGTCTTAGGAGCTTGGGACGATCTATACAAGAGAAGTCCTTGCCTATTACCGACTTGAGCAGAAACATCAAGCAGGAACTGATTGCTAACACACTGGCTAAAACAGAACCAGTTAGTACGGTGTA